ATGATCGCAGCATGAATCATCATCGTGCAGATCAAGCATGTCCGTGTCTACGTGAGACACAAGCTTATCAAAAAGAAAGTTAACGAAGTCTCTATTCTCTTGGGTAATCATTTCCAATTCTCCTTAGGTGTAGTGGACAGGTAGTAGTAAGCACGACCATGATCGGCTACTTGATACTCACGCAGCATAGCGTATGCTTCAGTGCGTGTAGTGTACTCATCACAGGTCTCATCATAGCGACCCTCTTGACGGTTAATGTAGTAGGTCATCAGAACTCCTTGTAATCTTGTGTGTTGTTTGTCATTGGTACAACATCAAGGACACGCTCACGTCCTTGTGCACGAGCATCACCTTTGCTCCATGCTTCCATGACTGAGCGAGCAGTGATGTACTCACAGGCGCAAATGTCACGCCCCTTTGTGTATAGGATTTGGTATTGCATCAGTACTCAGACTCCTCATCAATACGAGACAACAATTCGTAGGCAAATAGGATGTGATTAGGATACACTTCCATTGTTATGTAGCTACTGTTAATAGCTGTATCAAGATAACCTTGATCAGGTGCAGGTAAGATGTACTGCATCATGCAACCTCCGCAGTGTGCGTTAGCACGCACTCAGCGAGGGCAGCTTCGAGTGCATCACACCTGTTACCCCAGGTGATCTTGCTATGCATATCATCAGCAAGCATGAGTTGCTCTTCAGCATACTCAAGTTGTTGACGAAGGTAATCAATGTTGGACATAAGTAACTCCATGTAAGTGAACATGTAGCACTGAAGGCTACAGAGAAGGACCGAAGTCCCTCAGTGTAAACATCAGGCTGAGCCTAAGCGAAGCTCAGGCAGCGAGAGCCTCACGCTCAAGCTCGTTAGCCATGTGCTGTGCTTGACACCACAGCTCAACAGCACACCACACAAGATCATTCTTGAGGGTGCTAATTGTAGAGCCAGTGTCTACGAAGTTCTTCATAGAATAACCGGCATCGTTGAGGTAATCATAGATCTCATCCTCATACTCATCGAAGAACTTAGAAGTCTCGGAGTAATAAATGAAACCATTGACACCACCTTCGCAGCCATAGGTGGCTACGTCCTTGATCTCATCTGCATCGGTGAAGCGAGCAGTGAGTGCATCATGCATGGTCATGTTGTGAATGTACGTAAGTGGATACGTAGCTTGAGAGCTACAGAAACCCATCAACATGTGATGGGAGAGTGTAACTATCAGCCGATAGCAGGCATGAAGCCAGAGTCAATCACCTTGCAACGCTTGGTGTTAACCAGGTTCTTGTTAACCCAGAAGCCAAGGCTCATGTTCGGGTTGAGCATGAGGTTGACGATAGCACGACGAGACACATTGGTGTACTCGTATGCATAACCGTTCGTGAACTCGACGAATGCAACTGCGTTGAACGGATCAACCTGCAGCTTAGCGATAGCGTCAGAGGTACGAGGAGAAACAGTGATGAACATGTAATGAAAAGCAAGTGAACAGCGAGCCAGCGAGCTGACTCTGAAGTGGGACCTTGTGATCCCAATGACTATAGCCCGACTCAAACGGGCAGCCTGTCGGTGCAGGGCATAGCCGGTGCCATGAGCAAACAAAGCGTGTGGCTCCGCTGGGCGAGATGCCCTTAGCGTGTCTACCACTCCTCACGGCAGGAACCCACGCCGTTGGTCGCCGTCACCCTGTCGATTCAGGAAGCGGAGTGCTTATGCAGTTGTCGAGGTTCGGTGAGGTGGTGAGTGGTGATTGAAGATCGAGACTCTCCTCCCCCTTAACAGGGAGAGTCGAGATCAAGATCATCAACCACTCATCCAAGGGTCATCATACAGCCTCTGGAGCCGTTTGGGCGGTGGACAGTTGGATGAAGTGGCACAATGCTGGCTTTGGACTGGCCCAAAGCCGTTGCACCGCAGTGGTTATCAGCGATGCTTATCATTGGTCATCAGCACTGCTAATGGGAGGCGCAACAGATCACTTGAAATCTAGCCAGGTCAGGGCGTTTGCCCCGGTTCCGCCAGGTTAGCACCAGGTAACGCCTGCATGGACACGTGTGGACACGGCTGGACACAGGCTCAGGCGAGGACAAACCAGGCGGGACCAGGGATGTGCCTGCTTGCGTACCTGCGTATGTGACAGGTGCGCGGACATGCGTGCACGACTACGACCCGCCCCCACACGGGGGTAGGTGCGGCCAGCCGTATCCGTATTAGGTAAGACAAATTTTTGTCAGGATTTATCAGTGGCCTCTAGAAGCCTCTGTAGCAGGTTCCGCCCCTTTAACGCCCCCATCATACCAAGGAGCGGTTAGACGCATCTCAGGGAGGCTTGTAGACGTGTCTGAGAGTGTTTCTGTGTAGATTGGAGTAACGTAGTCAGGCATAGGCGGTAAAACAACCTCTTCAACCGCCTTTGTTACCTCTGTTGTTACTCGATAATCAATAATCTTCTCTTCTACCCAGTACAGAAGACCTAGAATGAGGTGATCCCACCAGGGGATACCTCTACTCCAGGTTTTGTAGAGTGTTTTGAACTCATTTAGTCTAAGTTTTTGTTCCACATTGCCTCACATACGTTAGGGAGGTGTTGATACAGTAGGTCTTGTACTTGACCGGCTATCTTGGCGTGTTCCTGTTGTGTCCCATGAGCGGTACGAAGGTCACAGTAATGCAACCAAGACCTGATTGTTCCATTCATATACAATTTAGTCGGCATAGAAAGTGGAAGAACTTCTCTTGCACACTCCTTAGCTACCCCGGCTTCAAGCAGTTTCTTATACACCAACTCCGAATGTTTAAACAATTGTTTTACTTCTTGTTTAAGGAACAGGTCTTCCTCTTCTACTTCAATACTGTTCTGCCTATTCTTACTATCCTGCAGCCTTAGCTGTGGAAGAACGGGTGTACCAAGTTGAGAAGCATCTGCATACCGTTGACTAAACTCTTGGAAACTAAAGCTACGGTGACGAAGAATCTGTGCAGCAATGGAACGTGTAGTACTTATTTCTACACACATGTTCACCATTTCAAAGGGAGACCAGTGTTGGTGTTCAATAAGATATTTAATCAACCTAGCACTTGTCTGAGTGTTGGTTTGATTAGATGGATTACTTACACGTGCCATGTAACTAATTAGTTCTTCAGCGTTAGGGGTGATGTGAACAAAGGTACAAGAGTGCATAGGGGTGGGTGCATACAGTAGGATTAGTGTTCTAATATTCTCAAGATTCAAAAGGGGGAGGAGAATAAGTAGAATCAGTGTTCTCTATCCAGTAGAGAAAAAGGGGAAGATTTTTGGTCTTCCCCAATTACAGGAGTTGGGTCCACCCTTCCCTTCTCCTGTATAGATAGCTGGTTAACGCTAAACCCAGGTGGGAACACCGTTTTTGGTCTTACCTCTAGCTTGTCGTTTTTGGTCCATATTCATGCCAAAAACAAGGTGGTTTGTTTCACTTTGAGGGTCGTCTATAAACGCTTCTAACATGTCGTTCCACTCATCCATTTTCCGTTGTTTAACGGTTTCCATGGCTGAGATACCCATAGCGTCTGTAAAGTATTTAACGCCTTGGGCTAGGGAGTCTAATCTGTCGTCGTGTCGAATAGCAAATTTCTCCCGACACATACGACTCATCTGGTAGAAGAGCATGTAAAGAAGTCGTTTCTCCGGTGGATCGTCTTTGTTGCTGTTGTAGTCCCATTCGACAACACCTCTATCAATGATGAGTCGGTGTTGGTTCATAATGGGTTCAAGAGCGTCAATAATACGTTCTTCTTTACGAACGTTAGCCCGTACTTCTTCAATACCAATGTTTTGTTTGGTCTGTTGAAGGTGTTTACGGAAGAGTTCGGAGACAATACCATCACCAAAGTTTGTCTCAATGACAAGGTTAGTAACGTTGTACTTTTTACAACCTCTGAGAATGTCTAGAAGAGTGTTGTCGGAGTAACCGTCCCGGTAAGAACGTATCTCATGAACATAAAGAAAACCATTACGTTGGCTTATGTACGTGGCGGCTGTTTCGTCAGTACCTCGTCCAGAAGGGTCAACGGAGCAAATGGTTTCTTGATACGGACCCCACTCTCCTTGGAGTTGCATCGGGGAGTAGAAGTAATCACCCGGTAAGCCAACCGTAGGCAGATCCTTGAGCACATTACGAGGGTCACTGCACCACACAACAGCATCCGGCGCTTGAGTCGGGTTAACAGACGTGATAATGAGGTCTTGGAACTTAAGTGGGAACTTTTCTGCATCGCTAAGACTCGTATCAAGCATGAACTGGAGCATAAAGTTGCTCCTACCCATTGCTGCCTCACGTTCCAAAAGATCATCGTCTTGGAATCGGTCTGGGTCGGTTACTGACCACGGTTCAGCACCTTGATCAATGTCTTCTTGGAGTTGAGGAGCGATAAGTCCTTCGTAATTAGATAGTTTACGAGGTACACGAGCGGGCCAAACAAAGGGGCGGTAGTTACGTTCGGCAAGTTTACGGTAGATGGTAAAGGTTGTCTGTGGGGTGCCGAGATACATGATTCGGCTATCAGCCTTAGGCGTAAGGATAGACTCAGCCTCAGTACACAACTGAAGTAGTTTCTCCCTCATCATCTCAGTCATCGAGTTACCAGGTACCTCAATGTCATCAAGAATCATCAAGTCAGCACGTGAACCAGTAAGTTGACCAGTGATACCGACTGATTTAACGGACGGTGCTTGGTGTGGACTACAGTTAACGTCAAAGCTGATACGACTCCAACGGGCATCATCCGACTTCGGTCTTAGATGTACTAGCCACGGTGTCTCAATGATCAACTTCTGTAGGAAGATAGACATGTTATCAGCTCGCTCCTTAGAAGCGGAGATAATCATGATCTTCTTTTCAGGGTTGTTAAAGAGCGTCCAAAGAACGAACGCTCCTGTAATCCACGATTTACCTACACCTCGAAACGCTTGGATCTGAAGACGCTTAGGACCGTGTTGAAGATAGTCAGCAATAGCGTATTGAGCACGGGTGGGTGAGGGCAGATCTAGCTGTGCCCAAAGTGCTTGTAGAAATAGTTTAAAGTCCTGTTGAAGGGACTCTAACACGGAGTCCCCTCTAGGAGCGGCTGTACGGCGTTTTGCAGGCATAGATGATAGAATGTACCTAAAGG